TTCTCAAATGCCTGCGGCAGTACTGGCGGGTCAATCTTTGCCATTATCGTCCTCCATCCGGCCTTACTTCCGCACGGAACGTTCCGAATCTCCAGTCATCGCCGGTATTGTCGCTTTCAATTCTAAGTGCAGCCTGCCGTCCACGTGCACGTGTATCAATCTTGTTTGTTGAAGTTGTCACTTCATATGGTCCGTTTGTCCTCTGCGTTGATGTTGGATAGTCCCTGAACTTAAGCGTCAGATCCACTGTCCCCGATAGGTTCTTGAAATCAGGGATGAATCTTTTAATGGACATCATTTTTTCACCATCCTCAATATCAACGTCAGCTGACTCTAGATAAGATGTCATCGCACTTCCATCAGAATCCTTGCCGAATTCATGCTTGTAGAAGAATGTCCTACCTGCCGTTGCTCCATACACAGTTGGAATTGGGGTAGTCGTGTCGGTTGCGCTGTATTCCGCCGCGTATGGATTATTATACACGCTGCGATCCGCCCATGCGCTTCTTGCCAATGACCCAATGTGCCAGGAATTCTCCTGATAGTTGTATGTCACCTGCTTGTTCATTTGCACGGAGCTGCTTGATGGATAGAACCACATCACCTCTCCAAAGTCGGAAAGGGTGGAGCAAAAAGTGTCCTGCTGTGCGATTGGCTCAATGTTGTCAAATACATGATCCTGCACTGTGCAGTCAAGTTTCTTGACCGCTCCGTCGAATACGAAGAATGATTCCTTCCCCATCCAGAATACCCTTCCGCCAACATCAATAACAGCGTTCATTCCCGCCGCACCGCAGTTGTCGGCGACGAGCTTGAATCCGAATGTGAATGGTGGTCCTATGAACTGCATCTGATAGAGGGACGTATCGGTAAAAACAAGAATAACTCCTCTGCTTCTTACAGCAGCCATAATCTGGCTTCCCCTTGTCAGGCGATGTGTTCCAGCCGTATTGGTCGCGGTAGGAGCCCATGTATTGTTATTTTCCTGATCAGACCAGCGTATAAACATGTCATCCTGCGTCGAGCTGGTTGCAATTGTTGTCTCCGTTCCAAAGAGAATGACGTGCCTATCATCGCCTGAGACAAGCATAATTCTGCTGGTAGTTGGCGCATTGCTTAAGACGGTTGCTAGATTGCTGCTGAGACCTGATGATGTATCCCATGTGTACAGTCCTCCATTTAATTGGCACGCCAAGGCGTCCTCGCCCCAGTTATCCAAACTCCATTTTCCTGATTCCAGTACAACAGGAGAGACAGCAATGTCTTGTCGTGAGTCACCCCACTCAGTCTGGTTAAATGCTCCCATTCCCCATCCATATCCATAGACGGATGTAGCAGGTCCAGATCTAATCTTATAGGTTGCCGTCGCCGTTGCGCCAGTTGCCGTTGATGTTGCCGCCGCCGGAGACGTAATGGTAAAGGTATTGGCATCAGCCGTTGTCAAAATCTCAAATTCATTCTGCAGATTGGCCTGTGTAATACCACCAACATCGGCGCTGACGCTGGAGATAGTGACATAGTCCCCTATCCGTGCTCCGTGCGACCCTTCCGTTACAGTGACTGTTGTTGATGCATTGGTCACGGCAAATGCGGTGATGCTTCCTGTTCCACGCGTCGGCGTGGCGTCATAGTATTTATCCGCCAGTATGTCTGAATATACATACAGCTTCTTGTTGGTTCCAAACATTGTATACTTGCTACCATCCAGATCATTCCATGTTAAAAGCGCACGCGTCGCCCCAATTAGGGCGTCGCTCGTTATCTTCAGCCATCCACCAATCTTTTCGGGCAATCCGGAACGAAAGCGGACATTGTCTCCGTCTATCCACGTTCCTTCGGCGCCGTATTCGGTTCGCTGCTTGTCGATTCCTGGCCGTATCTGTATCTTGGCTAGTGGCATTTAACTCCTAGTTGGTTGCATAATATGGTATCCAGAAATCAGTGCCATTAACATTGACACGAATATGCCCTGTCAATGATCCTACACTTGTATCCGTTGTTAAACTTGAACTTTGATCGGAAGCTGTTGTACCATCAAACTTAATGAATTCCTGATCCGTATCGTCCTGATCTAAGGAAAGACAGGCAATTGCTGCTGTAGAACTTGATTGATTAATTTCTACCATTGCATCTGAAGGATCTTGACATCCAAAGCCAACCTTATCCGCCGATCCATCAATGAATAAAGCATCGTCCAATGTATTTGTCTCACATCTAAAGTCTAATGATGCTCCTGTTTCATTCCATACAAAAGCTCCTCCATCCAAGTCAACAGCGCCTGTGGCCTTAACGCCACCGACAACGTGAAGTTTAGTTGAAGGTGAACTTGTTCCGATGCCAATCCTGTCCTCTCCTCCATCAGAGAAGAAATTAGCAGTGTCATCATCGGATTCAATCCTGAAATTTAGGTCTGCTCCTGCTTCGTTGAAGGTGAAAGCACCTCCATTAAATTCAACCGCTCCCGCCACGTCCAGTGTTCCGTTGGCCGTGATGTTTCCTGCGTCGTCCAGAACGTCGAACATCGTCGATCCGTCCGTGTACAGCAAGTGCTTTGATGCTGCCACAAGCGAAGCCGCTGTTCCGCCCGCCGGCTTAAAGCCCAGCGTGTAGGTTCCCATGGTCGCCGCATTATCGACAATGTACCAGTTCTCCTGCGCCTCGCACTGCATGGTTGTGTTGCCTGTCAGCGTGCCTGTCAGCTTTATGGCTACATTGCTTGTTTCATCCCCTGTTGTTCCGTCCGTTGCCGTCAAGGAGTCCGTTGTGCTCGCTATCGCTACCGAGACGTATCCTTTGGTCGCCGATTCCAGCTTCTGCAGGTTGTTGTTCGTTATTGTGCCCCATGTTCCTGTGTTCTCCCCAGTTGTCTGGAGCTCTAGGTTCAGGGTGCCTGAATATGTTGATGCCATTTACTTCCTCCTTATTTAATTAACTTCCGTCCATGACGCCGTCTGGCTGTCATCAACTTCCGTCCATGTTGTCGTCTGGCTGTCATCTACTTCGCTCCACAAAGTAAGATCCACGTCATTCACGCTCAGAGTGATCAGGGTCTGGAATGCCTCCCCGAACGCCGTTTCATCGCCAATGCTGAATGTTGCCACTAAATCCGTTCCAGTTAGATCCACAGGCGCTGAACCAGTAACCGTTTCCGTGCCGATGCTGAATGTCGCTTCATTTCCACCTTCCGTGAATGAAAGGTTGTGCACCGCGTCCAATCTCGCATCCTGAAATGCCTGCTCCGCAAATCCCGTATGGCCTAGTAGCATCTATTCCTCATTTGGATCCGCTGGCCATTCGCCAAGCGGCCTGCTTATTACGCCGTCCGTTTCTGTACGGGTGAAAAGAGCCGCCAGTGCATCCACGTCAGCCGCGCCGTCTATCTGCGCCTGCATTGAGTTGCACTTCGCCCTCACCGCCGTCCTGTAGTCCGTTATGGCGCTTGGTATCGCCGTTCCAGCTTCCGTATTACGTATAACATACCAGTCGTATTTTGCAAGAAGACCCGCCGACTGATTGTCGAACATCGCCTTTTTAACCGTCTTCAATCCCTTTACTTTTACATCGCCTACAGATTTATCACTTGGCATTAGGCCATCATCGCTGTCCTGCTGTGTCCACAGGGTATCCGCAATGGGCTTGGCTGTAGCTGTGCCGTATGTCGCTGTTACAACTCCACCTGCAAAAGCCAGGGTTTGATTGGTATTGATATACCATTCTTCTTCTTTTTTATTGGTATTATCCTCAATGACCGTATAAATTCCTATGGCATTCAAATTTGATTCCGTCCACAGACTGTGAATGTTCTGAGGATACTGAACACCGCCTATCGTCATCCCTCTAGGATTATTATAGGTTTTTGTTATTGTGCTATCTTCTACTAAAGCGTACATTTTTTCTCCTTAATTATCTTGCCGTGCATGGCACTCCCCCTGATGTTACAAATGGTGATTCCGCAAATGCCATATATACGTATATCGCACCACTTCCATTGACTGCATTTCCTGTTTCTCTTAATTTAAAACCATTGGATAAAAAATCATTAGCACTAGAATGTGCCGCATCTGCACCTTCTTCTTGAGCTATATCTGCATATAAAACATTACCTACTATATTATCTACATCTCTTTTATTATCAAATATATTCCAGTTATTGCTGCCGTCTGTTCTTTTAATCATAATCCACGCAGGCTTGAATCCCGTGTAGATGAATGAGCCATCCGCATTACCGTTACCTGTATACTTGCCAAACTTAGAGAAGCCTTTTATAGGTGTCCAAAGATAGGCTACGAAAGATTCACCATCCGCATTAGTAGAATCATAAGTACCGACAGTAAATACCGAACTTGTAGGGGCTGTATTATTCCAAGTCGGGTCGTGTTGATTTGCTGCACTATCAGCATCTAAATATACAAGGTCATCCGTTGGAAAATTTAAACCTATGTTGTATACCGCCCAATATCTTGTACCAGAAGCCCTACTTTTAGCTATTATAATGTGCGGTACGGCACCTAGTCCGTGTGAAACGGTTCCATTTGCCCCCGTGCCTGTATAAGTAACTATTGAAAATCCTGCTGTTGTATTGGCTTGGTGGTTATAAGCAGGATTATCTCCACTTTCAGCAGCAGAGCCAGTTGAAGTTCCCCCATTGGCTTTCCATTGCCAAGCTACATATGTTTCGGTAGATACATTTATATCACCAATAGAACTTGTGCCTGTTGAAAATCCATCAGTATTTAATGTAAATCCAGAAACAGTATCTTCTGGGTCAGAAGCTAAATTAGGATATAACCTTTTAGTTTGTCCTCTTTGGCTATCATATACATTATTATTGGTAGCATTACTCCTAGATTTAATCCAAATAAAATCTGGTTGAAAATCTCCTGCATTGGCATCATTTGTAATACTTAAGGCACTTCCTGTTCCTGTATAAAGTTGTGTATGAAAATGTGCTGATGGGTCGTCTATAGTCGTATAAGCTGCCATATTATCCTCCAAATTCCGCTAGGTTCTTGGAACATAGTGCGTAGTAGCCACTAGGTGGTGCATACTCAAAAGCTCCATATCCATTAGCATCTGCTGCATCCGATGAATTTGCATAGGGTGGATTGCCATAATTAGCTGATAGTGTTTCAGAATAACTTGCTGTTACATCCCCGCAACCAATAAAGTGAAATTCACCTGCTGACAGTGAAGCAGTAAGAGCACCTGTTCCTGTTGCACCACTTGTGGGGTCTCCAGAATTTTGCCAAGTTCCATTTTTAGAAAAATAAACTTTCGAATTATCTAAATCTAAAGCTATCCCAATAATATCGTTTGCTGCCCAAGTATCTCCATAAGAAG